GCTGTTCAGGCTGATGTAGATCAAAATGAAGTTGACATTGACGCTGCTGAGGCTGCACTATCAAGTCGTTTAGACACCCTAGAGGCTGACCCAACAACTGCTACCGCTGTTGCTGCTGTTCAGGCTGATGTAGACCAAAACGAAGCTGATGCTGATGCTGCTATTGCACTTAAGCTAGACGCCTCTGCTGTTTCTACATTCGGTGGAACACTCATCGACGACGCTGATGCTGCCGCTGCTAGAACCACACTAGGTCTAGGATCTGCTGCAACAACTGACAGTGGTGACTATGCTACTGCTGCTCAGGGTGCTACCGCTGATGCTGCTCTACCTGCTGCTGGTGCTCAGGCAGCCCTAAGCGTTGATCATCTCATCACTCTAAGTGGTGTTGGTGAAGCTTCTGATGATCTTGGTACCTTCACTGGTGCCACCATCAACGACAACGTAACTGTCAAGGCTGCCCTACAAGCACTTGAGACTGCTCAAGAAGCTACTCAGGCTGATGTAGATCAAAATGAGTCCGACGCAGACGCAGCCATCGCTGCTGTTCTTGCTGGTACCAGTATTCCTGGTCCTTATAACAACGACTCTGATGCCGCCACTAATGGTGTTGCAGTTGGTTCTATCTACAAGAACTCCAACGGAACAATCCACTGGAGAATATCCTGATAAATATCTACTCGGGATGGAATGGGGAGGCCTTCGGGTCTCCCTTTTTTATTATAAATATTCATAGTGAATAAGTTATGATGTTTAATCTATTCAAGAGAAATGCCATGACTGAAGAGAAGAAACCAGAGGAGAAGAAGAACATACTCCAGAAAATGAAGGAGGGTATTGATGACAAAGAAGAACAACTGGCCGTCCTTTCAACCATGGTTCGTCTTGGTATTCTTATCTGGTCTGGTGGTATCCTTACTCTTGCCTACATTAAGCTTCCTCCTGCTCTTGGAATTCCTGAGCAGAAGCTTGACCCAACCTTCATTGCCTCAGTCTTCACAGGAACACTTGCAACCTTTGGAGTCCAGGCAGCAAAGAAAGGTGGAGAGAAAGGGGGTAACGCAGGTGTATCCAAGGGAGATCTTGAAGCATTAATCAAACAAGCTGCTGAAGTCAAACCTCACCAGACAATCACTATCGAACACAACCCAGTTGTATTGAAGACATCGGAAGATAAGTACGAACTATGACAGTCTCAAAACCTCAGAACCGCGAGGAATTTAAGAAACATGTATTGATCAAACTGGGTGCACCAGTTCTTGAGGTCAATGTAAGTGACGAACAGATGGACATTGCCATTGATGATGCCTTTCAATATTTCAATGAGAGGAATCACTTTAATGGTATCGAGAGAATCTATCTCACAGTCAATCTAAATGATAACAATGTTCTACAGAACTTTAGTAGTTTTGGTTCTGAGGATGTGTTACAGAGACAGGTGGCAAACCCCTCTCTCCCCCCACAAGAGAACAGGACCACTGTCAGACGACAGAATAACTACATTGTCTTACCAGACGATATCGTAGGTGTAGAAGAGATTATCAGAGGTAGGTCATCTTCTATAGGGGGTGGTGGTATCGTCCCTCCTGGTATGATCTATCCAGGTCTCATTGGTAGTATCAGTGGTGATGGTTGTGATAATGCAGGATTCGGTATGATCCAGTACTGGGCGTATCAAGAGTATCTTGCATTGTTACACTTTACATTCTTCCCACCGAAGATGTATAACTTCAATCAACGTACTCATAGACTATGGATTGATGGTGATTTGAGTGACCTAGGCAACTTCTTATGTCTTCAGTGTATGGCTAAACCCAATCCAGATATCTTCCCTGATCTTTGGAATGACCTATGGTTAAAGGAGTTTGCAACTGCACTGATCAAAGCTCAGTGGGGTCGTAACCTCACCAAGTATAATCAGGTTTCTCTTCCTGGTGGTATAACACTTAACGGTGATAGAATTCTAACTGATGCACAACAGGAACTACAAATTATTAAAGATAGATTTGCATTAGATTGGATGGATCCGCCACTTGACATGGTGGGATAAATAGTGGTAGTTCATATTATATTATGAAAAAATTACTATCAATGTTAGGTGCACTAACACTATCAGCTTCACCAGTGTTAGCAGAACCTGAGATTAAAAAATGGAACACTCATCATTCACTTGGGTGTATGCTATTAAGAGAATGTAAGAAGGATGTATATAAGATTAAAGCAGTAGCAGACATTGAATCTATATTCCCTAAGATTGACTTTAGTGGAATTGAGAAAGAAATGAATGCAATGATTACAGAGTTTGACCGAATTGGTATCGAAGTATTTGTTGCGGAGGGAAAATACTTTCCCCCGTTGACCCGTGGTGTATATACTACTAGTGGCAATAAGTTCTTCTTAAATAAGGACTACATGTATAACGCAGAGGTCCTACTAGAAGTTTCTCGTCACGAAGGTTGGCATGCGGTACAGGATTGTATGGCGGGATCTATTCATAACAATAGTATTGCTGTCGTATGGAATGATGGTGTTGTTCCTAAAGGATATCAATTGAGAGCTGACATTGCATATTCATCTATGCCAAATGTGATCCCTTGGGAAGCAGAAGCACTATGGGCAGGTGAAGAACCATATCAAACAGTTAATGGACTAAAGGCGTGTGGTCGGACAGAACCAATGTGGTCTGTGTATCCACCCACTCCACTGACTGGTGAATGGTTAATCAAGAATGGTTACTGGGACGGTAAAACTAAATAGTTCTAAAAGGATATAATGCCACATACGAATCCTTTCTTCAGTAACACTACAGGATATACGGGAGAGATTAATCTTCTTGACGATTTGTGTCGAGAACAGATTAAGATGTTCGGTGTGGACTTATTATATATGCCCCGTAAGATGTTGAATCTAGATAAGATTCTACATGAATCAACCAAGAGTGCATTTGAACTTGCACTTCCTCTTCCCGTATACATCAAGAGTTTTGATGGATATGATAATGGTATGGAGGTATTGACTAAGTTTGGAGTTCGTAACGCTGATGAACTTACTCTGATTATTTCTAGAAGTGAATTCCAAACTTACTACTCACCATTCCTCAAGTCATATTACAATAGTATAAAAGGATATCCAGAGACAACAGAACTCAATCATCTAGAGGGAGAGACAGACTCCAGGCCTAAGGAAGGAGATCTTATCTACTTCCCATTCGATGATGGTATCTTTGAGATTAAGTATGTAAACTTTGACACTCCTTTCTTCCAATTAGGTAAAGGTTATGTGTTTGAAATGCAGTGTGAGAAGTTTGAATACTCAGGTGAGACATTTGACACTGGATATGATAAGGTTGATGATACCTCTGAAGAACCAGATTACTACAGACTAGAGTTCAAGTTTGATGATACTGGATCTGGTACATTTATATTCCATGAAAAGGTTCATATCTTTAATATTAAAAATAATGATATACGTCCACCCGAGTTAGAAGCATTTAGATTATATAAAGATCCTGGTTTTGCAAACGATGTAGACAAGATTATTGCAACTGCCGAGTATTGGAATAAGAATGATCTAATACTTACGGTAAGTGACTTACAAGATTTGGATCCTACTCAGAAAGATCCTGTTACATATGACATTACTGTGAATAACTTTGATAGTGTTGTAGTCGTTGGACAGACTAGTGGTGCAGTATATTATTCTCAGAAGGCACAGACTAGAGACAAGGCCTTTGATGATGAGAAGGAAATCCAGAGAGAGTTTGATGAGATTAAGGTTATAGACCTAGCAGATGAGTCTCCCTTTGGGTTTGTCTAAATATCTAAAAAGGTTTTGTTATGCAAGGTCAGTATTTTTATCATCAAATTTTTCGTAAGAGTATCATTGCATTTGGAACTCTGTTCAATGATATTATTATAAAGAGAAAGACTTCAGATAGGAAGAGTAAGGAAAGTCTAGAAGCAATTAAAGTCCCCGTACAATACGGACCAGTACAGAAGTACTTGGCAATGATTGCTGCGGAACCCAATCCTGAAAGACAATCAGTACAGATTAACTTACCTAGAATCTCATTTGAGATCAAGGGTTTATCATATGATGGTTCACGTAAGGCAGTACCCACTCAGTTTAGTAGAACGGTACCTCCAGAAGGTTCTGACGCCGAGGGCAAACCTGCACAGTACATGCAGTACTTACCTGTTCCCTATAACCTAGATGTAGAATTATCAATTCTATCTAAGAACCAGGATGATGGTCTACAGATTCTAGAACAGATCCTACCACAGTTCCACCCTTCATTGAATGTATCCATTCAAGTTATTGCAGAGACTAAAGAAGAAAGGGATATTGCAATTGTATTGAATGGTGTTGGTTATCAA